GACCCACCTAGCGTCTACAACCGCCGTAACTTCCGTGATTGCTTTTAGGATTGTGGATTTTGTGGATTTTACTATGTCTGCAGTTGGTGATGCTTATACTGATGTGCTGGTTAAGTTTAATCCACTGTCCCTCTCTTACACTAACCCAACAGGCATTTAAATCTGTCTTTATAATCTACAGTACTTCCTACGTAAAACTTACCATTTACTAAGTTAATTATTTTATATATCCACTGACCGCGCATCGCTCTCTCCCGTAAATAGGTATTAATCTACCTAGCGATATAATAGCGCAATTGCGCCACGAATGTCAAGTATTTTTGAAAATAAACAAAAAGCCCCCTTTCGGGGGCCTGTAACTACTTGATTTTACTACTTAAGCTCCTGCGGAACCATAAATTCCAAGTGGATCGGAATATCCGAAGACGTACCTCTCACGCGCTTTATATCTCATATTCCCGGAATCAAAGTCACCTTCGAAAGATGTAGACAAAGGAACACGAATAAAATGCTTCAGCCCGTTAGGGATGTCAGTGGTCAGGAACCACGCGTTAGTATCGGTCAAGAAGTGGTTGATGGTATAACCTTCAGGAATTGCGCCGTTGTTCTTCAACGCATTGATGTCGTTATCAGTGGTGCCTACCCGTAGGGAAGTCTCAAGAATACGAGTAGCAACGAATTGCAATGCTGGAGGGATCACCAACTTCTTCGGTTTAGCAGCGATCAACAGACCTTGCTCATCAGTCCATGCAGCGATCTGAATAACAGCGTTCTCCAAAGCAGTTTCGTTCAAGTCACTAGCTACGGATGGGATGTTGCTGTTTGTGCCACCGTTAATAAGTGGATGCGAAGCCGAACAAAGTGCCACTCCATCACCCATTAAATATGAGCCAGAGAAGGCGTTGTTCAACACGTTAGCAGCTTTTACTTGCTTAGTGTATGCCATACTCCGGGCCAATGCTTTGGTGTAACGTGCTGACAAAGTATCATACAAGTTATCTTCCATCGCTTCTTCGGTGAGGGAGAAGCCCAAAGCAATCGTCTCGTGGTTGTATCGAGCGGTCCATGCTTCTTGTGCGTTTTGGTAAGCAATTGCATTACCTTCGTACTTGGTTGGTGCGGCGGAGAAACCAGAGAGCTTTGTTTCTTCTTCAAAACTACGCTCAGAAGTCTCGATTTCATAAATTTCTTTATGCTCTTCCCCATACCGTTTATATTCCAGACCGAACAAAGCGTTCAGGCCGGGTAAAAGTTCTTTCTTTAGTTGTGCGCGGCTAATTGCCATAATTCAAATCTCCTTAAATGCCTGTTGGGTTAGTGTAAGAGTGGGACAGTGGATTAAACTTAACCAGTACATCAGTATAAGCATCACCAACTGTAGAAGTAGTAGACTCCACAAAATCCACAATCCTAAAAGCAATCCCGGAAGTTACTGCGGTTGTAGCACTAAGGGCGGTAGTTGAATTACCAGTAGTTAGGCTACCTGTAGAAGTAGATTGTACCGCTGATAGTGGCACGTTAGCGCCCAGCTCTGCTTGTACCAAAGAACCTGCTGATTGTGCTTGGAACAAAACCCTATCATCATCTACAACATATGCCATAGCATCAGAAGCTACAGTGCCTGTAGGCCAGTATTGCGAGAACACCTTAATCTTCAAGTTAGGATCGGTATACGTACATCCTACAAACACACCGATCGTACCAGCTACGAATGGGCTAGCCGCGCTACCAACGGTGAGGTTGATTTCAACCGTACCTGCTGTCGCAATATTTACGATACTGCCATTATATATATTCGCTCCATAGGCGGAAGCGATCTTAATTTGTCGAGTACTGCCTGCGTATGGTAAACCACCAATAAGGTTTACGGGCCTAAGGCCGTATGGTGCTGCGGTTGTTGCCATTTAAAATCTCCTAGTTATCTACTACCTGATCCGAATGTTGTGGTAGACTTGCGCTCTGAAAACAAAGGCATACGTCTATCACTCTCTTTCATAAAGTTGTTGTCAATTGCGTTAGTTTGTTCTTGTGTCTTTTTGTTGTAGTAGGCGTTCCGTTGCTCAACAAAAGCTTCGGGTATTTTACACAACATCAACCCACCAACTTCGATGCGTCCTTTGTCGTTAGCATCATTAGTGAACAATTGTATTTCTGGATGGTCCGAAAGCTGTACTGGCTCCCAACCCTCTCTAAGCTGTGAAGAAACATTCTTAGCGTCAGCTTGACCCAACATGCTAGTGCGAACCCAACGATACGCCCAACCCGGTACTTTATTAAACATCGGCAAGAGTTCTGCCGGAGCCCACGATGTGGCTCGTTCAAATTTAGGTCGCGTAGTCATTTCTCTTGTTGCCCTATTGTCATGCTTAATATCATCTGCCGCCATTTGAATTCTCCAATTTAATTTGTTCTCTTGCGTACTGCTCAGGCGTTAACCCAAACTTCTTAGCGATAGCCAGTTGTGTTTTGCTGAGGTGTACTTTTTTAGGTGCGGTACTACGAGTAGCAGAGGCTACTACATTAGTCGGTCTATTGCGCGGAGTGGAGGTTGCTCCAACATCCGTAGTGTCGTTCTCAAATTTCTCTGGGAACCTTCGGCGTATTGTTTCATCAATACGTTTGTAATACTCATCGGAACCGGGATCAATCCCATCTTCCAAAACCAATCTTTCGTGCAGCCCCTTGGCTAAGTGTGTCATTTCTTTATCTTTACCAAACCATCCATTTCTGGAATGCCATAACAAGGCTTTATGGTCGGGCGAAGGAGCTGGGGTCTGTTCAGGTTGTATATATACACTATTTTCTGGCGTTTGTAAAGTATTTTCAAACTGGGGTTTGTAGTTATCTGCTTGTAACTTCTGAAGTTGTGCAGAATTTAGCCTTACTTGAGCTGCTATAATCTTATCAGCATCACCGGAATCATAGGCTTCTTTGTACTCTCGCTTGGCGGCTTCCATTTCCCCACCAGTAGCATTCTTAAGCGTAGCAGCATAAGCCTGTTCTCCAAATACAAGGTTATTCTTGAGTTGTTTGTTTTCCTCAATAATAGAAGATGCAAACTTTACTGCCTCAATCCTCTCCCTATCAGCGGCTTCTTTTGCGCGTCGCTCATCATGCCAAACCTTCTTTAGCTGCGCCATCCTTTCTTTAACTTTGTTGGAATACTCACCTAGATCGTCCTTTTCCAAATCCTCCACAACTTCTTTTGGTAGTGGTTTCCTGTTACGATCTTCTACGGGAGTGTCATCAACTTCTACAACCTCAACTACCTCAGGCTCATCCGTCGTAATATCTAATACATCTTCTACTTCGGGACTTTCATATTCATCAGTCATTTACTTCTCCTTTTATGCGCGGGAATACCCGCGTGGGTCATCTACAACTGCTTGAACTGTATCATCGTTAATAATTCTGAACTCCACACCATGTATCTTAATACGTGTACCTGCATAAGCAGGGGTAACCACGAAGTCTCCTTCTTGGCACCAAGCACCTGTTGGGAACTTCTGTTCGTCTTTGTAGCACATATCGCCCATCTTAAGAACGTACAGAACAACCGTCGAGTTCTCTTCAACCTGCCTAGTATTACCCGCCTTCAGAATACCACTCTCATACTTATCTTCAATCTTAGGTACGCCACACAGGATGCGATAGCCTTTCGGGTCAGGAAGTTGTGTAGCAGATGTAATTTCCCCAGTTTCCTCCACGCTCTCTACTTCAGGAACTACCAATTCTACTTTGGGTTTGGTTTTATCCCACTGGGATGTTTTCTTATTCGTCATCTCCATCCTCCCGTAAGCTGCGTAGCCTCTCTGCAATAAACCCTGTTACAGTCATGAGCCCTAAAATCTTGCCACAGGCTTGTTGGTATTGCGCGTAATCCTTGACACACCCAGTACCCAGATGCTCTACAATTATCATGCGCTCCGCCTCGATCTGTTTAGCCAAGTCAGTAAGCGTTTCTTTCATTTACTTCTCTCCTTTAGGTTGTTGTTTCTGCGCTTCTTTTTGCGTTTGTATCTGTTCTCGCTGCACTTCTATTTGTTTATTATTGTGTGCTATCTGTGCCCCAAGTTTACTACCCTCCATCATAAATTTAGCTTCGTTAAGATCATTGTCTAACTTCTTCTTGTGCTCTACTTCGTCTAGCTTAACCCCCATCTGTGCCCCGGCAATGCGCTCCTGCGACTCTATACGTATCTTATCAATAGCTATACGAGCCTTATCCATCTCAATATCCGCTGCGGTTTTTTGCGCCTTAATTTCCAACTCTTTTTCTTTGATCTGGAGCTCTTGCTGCTGCATCTGGATGAGTGGGTCTTGTTGTTGCTGTTGGGCTTGCTGTTGTTGCATCTCTGCTTGGTTCTTCTGAGCTAGTTGTTGTGCTGCTACTGCCATGAGGCGTGATATTTCTGTCTCAACATCTTCAGGCAATACTTCATCCATACCGGGTAGTGGTACTCCTAACTGCTCTTCAATCTGCTTACGGTATTTAAACGCTATATGTTCGTTCTTATGCGCCATCGCTGCAGCCATAATGCTTTGCGCTTGTGGGTTCTGGCCTATCATTTGGGCTGTCATCGGGTCTTGAATGAAACTATCCAGCACAGCTAGATGCGCGTCGTGGTCTTGCGTGATGTAGGCTTTAACAGGCTTACCATTCAACAACGCCATATTCTCAGATACGGGGTCGGTTGGTTTGTGGTCCTCTGTCGCGGGGATAAGCTTACCAACATTCTTAATACCTAACACATCAAGCATCTGCCGGTTAAGTTCTGGTAAGTCATATATCTGGGGATTAGCTTGAGCCATCTGCATCACTGCTTGATACTGCACCACCTTCTGACTCATTGTAGCGGCATTCGGGTCACTTACTGGGATAACCTCAACCATGTCATAGTCAGACTGACGGGCTTTACGGTCACCTGCTTCAGGGTCATATGCATATTCATCAGGCGCGTAGTCTCTAATAATGGCGGACAACAACTTAAACTCTTGTCGCATAGATGAATGTATCCGTGCCTGTACTGCCCCCATAACCTTCAAGCTACGTTCGAGAACTGCGAGAGTTGTGCCTACCGGAGAGTTAGCCGACATATCAGCCAAAGCCAAATCAGCCGACCCTGCCATCCTGCGTCCATCTTCTACAATCTCATTCTTCAATAAAATCAATGCAGATGAGGGCTCTTTATATGGCAGTGGCATAATGTTATCGCGCAACGCCCCACTAGGTACATCTACGTCTCTGAATTCCCCGGGGGATATTGGCGTATCATCACCCTTTACACGTAACCCACGAGTCTTATACCCGCCCGGTAGATTAGATAACGTACCAGAATCAACTACTTGCCGTGTAAGAGATGTAGCGCTCTTTGCTGAACCTCCGATAAGATGTATGAGCCCCAGATGGTAAAACCCAAATCCTGGCACATACCCATAATGAACGAAATGCTGCCTTTTCTGTTTAGTCTTGTCGCCATCTACCCAATTACGCCTAATAGCGAGTACCTTGGTTGTACCCTGCTCGATTGTTACTACGTAAGGAAGCGCTATTCCTGTATGTTCCCCATCATCGTCTACGTCCTCAAACCCTTCTAAATCTATGTCAACATGCATCTCCAGAAGCTTAAACCGATCATCCATCGTGGCACTAAAGCCCATCTTTTCAGCGATCTTCTTCTCTACTTCTTCAATAATGTGCGACGGTTCCCCCAAGTCAATATCCGCATAGAACCCAGCGACTTGTAGCTTCCTTATCTCATTCTCGGTCTTACGCATTACGTGGGTTACGCGAGGTGCTGTAGCTAAACTAGACGCTCCATAAGGCACTACAATATCTTCTGCGGGCACAAACAACGACACCTGTCGATCTAAGCTTGGGTCAAAATATACTTTCTTGAATGCATTACCTGCAAGCCCCAAACCCCACAACATCTTCTCGTGCTCAGGTCTATACTCAGGCATCTTCTCCGTGAGCTGGTAATTCATATCCTCTTTTACGCGAGCTGCAGCTTGGTCTTTTTCTTTGGTCTGTTTGCCGATGATCTGTGTTTTTACCGGCCCTGCTGCGGGGAATGTTTCGGTGATAGTCTCTGCTTGGAACTTAACAAGCGACTCAGTAAGCAATGGGTGGAATACATTACAGGCACCAATCCACGGCTCTGTGCGGTCTTCTAGTTTAAGGCCAAGTAATTGTAACCCGTCAACATAAGTTGTTATCCAGTCTTTGCGGGAGTTTTCGTCAGCGGTGTAGTCTTCAATCAGTTCACTAGCTAGTGATGTGAGGATATTATCATTAATATAATCTACGAGGTTGGAGCTGAAATCATCCGGTCCTTCCTCTTCAGGTTCTAATATTATGTCCATTCCCTCACTACTAATCTCTATGCGTTCAGGGTCTTCTATTTCAATCTCAAGGTCCGGCGATTCTGTTGAGGGTGCGGCTTGTGGTAGTTGGTACAGCCCTTTATCCATCATATTTTAGTTTCCTGTGTCATCGCTTGTTGATATAATCCGGCATACTTACCTTTGATGCAAGTTAAAATTGCTTGTGCTATATCGGTGTAGTTAGGGTCCTCTTTAAGTAGGAATGCCTCTAACAATTCTTCGGATGTATAAGTCATTAATCTTTCCTGCATCTCTATATATTCCATCAATAATACCCCTCATGTCTTTGGCTGCGGAATTGCGGCTCTTCATCTTCGTAATCCGAGGGCAGTGTAATAAACCCTCCAGTCCTAAATCTTCGTAGTGCCAACGTCATCGAGTCCACGGCATCATCGAACTGACCAACAGGGAACTGAGCGCATTCTGTAATAACCTCTTGCGCCCACTTACGGTCTGTGGGTGCCCAAACCATCCCTGAAGATAATATATCGCTTACTGCATGAACACGGGCTATCTTGTTATCCCCCTTACCGGGAGTGAAATCTTCCACAGGAATACCCATAGCCCTGAACTCTTGCACAATTTGAGCACCTGCTGACTTCTTTTCTACAATAAAGCAATCGGGCTTCCACTCTTTATACTCAGCGATCATCTTAGCCTTGAGTTCCGGAAATTCCATACGTGCTTTCCACGCGTTTAACAAAATAATATTCGCTGTGGGCTTGCCAGTGTCCGGGTTTTCTTGGTAGAATACACCCCATGTTGTTACTGCGCTATAATCGGCTCTATTATGGGCTTCTTGTGCGGCATCAAGTGACATTATTATGTATTCACAGTCTGGAGGGTTCTCATATTCCCAGTGCCTCCACCATTCCCGCTTTAAAAGTTGTGCTCCTTCAGATGAGGGGTTCTGCATGTACTGCGCAGACCAATAACGTACATCCATACCAGCACGTTTCGATTTTAGTGCCTCTAACGACCAGAATTCAGGCCATAAAGACCTCTCTGTTTCCTCATTTTCATTAAGAATAGCTGGAAACTCAACAACTTCCCATTGATCTGCGTCAGGATTCTTAATCATGTGGTTCACAAGCTGCCCTGTGAGGTCCAACATACTCCAACGAGTCATAACTACAATAATAATCCCATTAGGCATCAACCGTTGAAGCGGCCCTGACTGAAACCAATCCCATGCTGGTAAAAACGCCGTAGGATTATTGGTTTTTGCCTGCTGTTCGTTGTGTGGGTCATCAATTACAAATACATCTGCACCCCGACCAGCTAACGCACCACCAACACCAACCGCATAATACTGTCCACCAACGCTTGTATTCCATTGCCCTGCGGCTTTAGCATCTTGGTTTAGTTTAACACTAGGGAAAATCTCTCTATAATCAGGTGAATCAACCAAATCCCGTACCCGCCTACCAAAAGATACTGATAGGTCTGCCGTATGAGTCGCCATGATGATCTTTTTATCAGGATATTGTCCTAAAAACCACGCCGGAAATAGGTATGAAGCCATTTCTGAGTTGTGTGTTGTGATAAAATCCTTGCCCACCACATATAATCCGTCAGGACTATCAACCTGAATACAATGCCCTATCTTATTTTGCGGGTCATGCGTTACTTTTAATAAACCTAATCGACGCTGTAAAGCAAATCTCTTTGGTTGTTTGCGTTCTAGTGCTACAGGTAAAGCGAAAGTTGGTTGAAACCCTATAGTCCAATAAACTTGTCTACCCTGAATCCCTGAAGACGAAAGTCTAGGCTGCACTTCTTGCTCATAAGACCTCCATCCCAATGAATCGATTACTTCTCTGAACCCGTCTATCAAGTCTCTATTAACTGAAGTGATCGTAATACGTCCATTCTTATCGCAAGAGCCATCAGTATCAACCATACCTGCCAGTAACTCTAGTCTCTGCTGTATAGACCCATGCTTATATACTTCAGGTATATGTTTCTTTTTATATACGCCAAGCTTTTGCAATCCAAGTGTGAGCCGTCCAGCATTGTTTGGCTTTGGCCCACTAAAGTAAGTTGTATAAGCTCCGGTAGTATTGTGGATGCAAACTGTACTTATTGGATACCCACATCTAACTATCTTATCTATGTATGGCTGGTCACTTGCTGCATGAGTTACACAAGGCTTACCCGCAGAACCATCACCTAACCACGCACCCAATACGTAAGGATGAACTACTAATTCTTTCTCGTTGTTCTCTAGCGCCTGTACTAATGGTAAGAAATGTAATGATCTGCCGTCTTTCTTATTTGTTGTTACCTTCTGCTGTCCTGCATATGGGCCTGTCTTATTGACTTTCAGGAAATCACCAGCTTCTCTGACTTCCCAAACTTTACGTGGCGCATTATATAACTTCCATTCATGTGCTTCGTGGCAATAGATAATTTCCCCGCCAGTAAACTCCATACGAACATTAGCAGGGGATTTCCCACTTACGGCGACTACCTTAACTTTGTGCCCCTCTGGATGGTAAACATAGTCGCCAACCTTTAATGCGCCATGAGTAGTCCACCCATTCGGCGTATATACCGGGGTTTCGTCTGCCAAAAGCTTACCGTGGCGCGGTGCAATATTAACAATAATGCGTTTCTTGTCACCTTTAACAGCTTCTTCCAGTAAATTAGCAAGCCTCCTGTGGTGGTTACCAATCTTATATCCCGGATACACCGCCTTAATGAAATCTAAAAACCCACCCTGTGCTGCATCCCGCTTAGTTCGTTTGTCAATCTCTGAAAGTAACTGTATAAGCTCAACTTTTTCCCTGTCGGGTAGTTTGCTTATGTTGGTTATAACCTGCTGTCGTTGATGGACAAGCAAAGCTTTCAGTTGTTCTCGAAGGGCTCCTAGCATTTATGTTGTTTCTGTTAGCTCGGCAAGTTTCATACTTTCTTCCCACATCGCTGCCTGTATTTTCATTAGTTGTTCTACCGCTACAAACGATATTGGCAGAAACTCCCCATACTTATCCTGGACAAACATCGT